CGCGGGGGTCCCGGCGCAGGGATTACCCCCCGGGACGTGGCCCGAGGTCTGTGGCGACCTTGCGGACGCGATCCATGCGGGGACGCTCCGCCACGGCAACCAACCGGCCCTGAACGAGGCCGTACGGGCTGCGGAGTGGCGCTCGGCGGGTGGTCAGGGGGAGCGCGCATTCAAGGACGCCAGCGGGCCTCTCGGGGCCCTCGTGCGTGGCCTCTGGGGAGCCAGCCAACAAGTCACGTATGACCCATTGCTTTCGATCATGTGAGGAGGGTGCGACCGGATGCTGACCACAATTCTTGATATCGCGGGCGCAGCCCTGATCGTGACGTTCGCACTCATCATTTGGTGGCCGCTCGGGCTGCTCGCGGCCGGGCTGCTGTGTTTGCTCGCGTCATTCCTGCTAACCCGTAGGGACCGGGCATGAGCCTATTCTTTCGTCGGCCTGAGCAGCGCTCCGCCGATTGGTCCGACACGGGCCTATCCGATCGGAATACGCGCGTATCACCGGAGCGAGCCATCTATTTGGCGCCCGTGTTCGCGTCGCTGCGCCATATCGTGGATTTCATCTCGACCCTGCCCGTGGATTCCTACCGGACCAAGGCGGACGGTTCGCGGCAACCGGCGGAGCTGCCCGAGCTGCTGCGCGTCCAAGACGGAATCAGCATGCCGGGCCTTAACCAGTGGCTAGGACAGGCCGCTTACGGGCTCGCGGCGTACGGGAATGCGGTTGGTTACGTCCATTCCGCTGACGCGCTCGGGCTGCCCGCAGTGGTCCACTGGCTCAAGCGCGAGGACTGGAACTTCGAGGAATTCACGAAGCAATGGTTCGCCAACGGCACCCCCGTTCCGACCTCGCGCATCGTGCACATTCCGTGGATGGTTCCGCCCGGTCACACGATTGGCCTGTCCCCGATCGAACATTTCGCTGCGATCACTCGAGCCGGCCTCTCTGCGCAGGAATATGCCGACGTTCGGCGCGGTGGCGGCATTCCTCCGTCGATCTTGAAGAACAATAAGCTGACGCTCGATACCGAGCAGGCCGCTCGTGTCCGAGAAGCGGCGATGGTCGCCTTCGCGTCAAGCCGGCCGTTCGTGACCGGCGCGGATTGGGATCTGTCCGTCCCGATGATTCCGCCGTCGCACGCGAACTTTATCGAGACTCTCAAGCTAACGGCGACCCAAATCGCCGCGATTTACGGAATCGACCCCCGAGAGATCGGCGGAGAGACCGCGCAATCCCTGACGTACACCAATGATGAATCCCGAGCGCTGAACCGTGCGGCGAATATGCGTCCGTACCTGGTACGGCTGGAATCGGCGGTCAATCGCCTGTTACCGGAGGCGCAGCGGATCAAGCTGAATGTGGACGCGACTATCCGAACGGATACGAAAACGAGGGTTGAAATTGAACAAATGGAGCTCAATATGGGCACTCGCTCAGTAAATGAGGTCCGCGCCCTCGAGGATCGCCCACCTGTGCCCGGCGGGGACTTCTATAACATTCCTGCCCCGAATACGGAGCCGATTATCAGACAAGGAGAAACGTCATGAGTGACGCGCAAGAGCGCCGCTTCACGTCGGTTCCGGTAGAAATCCGAGCCGAGCAAAAGCGGACCATTGGTGGTTACTCCGCCAAGTTCAATCGCATGTCGCAGAACCTCGGCGGCTTTGTCGAGCAGATCAACCCGTCATTCTTCAACAAGTCCCGCGGCGACGGGTGGCCGGGAGTGATCGCCCGCTACAACCACGATGACAATATGCTGCTCGGCACGTCGGGCGCCGGGACGCTGCGACTTGATCTTGATGAGATCGGGCTCCGCTACGATGTTGATCTTCCTGCGTCGCGCGCGGACGTTCTCGAGTTGGTGCAGCGCGGAGACGTTCGACAGTCCTCGTTCGCCTTCGTTGTCTTCGAGGATGACTGGGCGACCACCGACCAGGGATTCCCGCTCCGTACCCTTATCTCCGGCCGGCTTATGGACGTAGCGCCCGTGAACACGCCAGCATATGAGGATACGACTGTCGGTCTGCGATCACTGGCGAAGAAGTTCGGCGCACCGCTCGAAGAGGTCCGCAAGCTCGCAGGCAACAATGAGTTGATCAAGTTCTTCAAGCGCACCGATGATCAGGGCAAGGCAATCGAGCCGCGCCGGTCTTCCAAGGCCGCAGCCGCTAAGATCCTTGATCTTGACCCTGAGCTTCGTTTCTAGTTGATCAAGCCGGTCAGGGTGACCCCAACCGGCAGCGATCAACAACTTAACAGCACGACCAATCCGGCAGGGCGACCCCACCGGGAATCAATCCAAACCGATTCCCGCGAAAGGGGAACCCCATCATGGCGAAGTCGATCGCCGATGAGCTGATGGAGCGGCGTTCCGCTCTGATCAAGCAGATTCAGGAAATCGCCCAGCGTGGCGTGTCGGAAGATCGCGATCTTTCCGGCGAGGAGCAGGCCCAGTTCGATGCCATGTACGCGGAGGCCGGCAAGCTGGCTGAGCGCGCCCAGGCGATCGCTGAGGGCGAGCGCAAGGCGCAGGAGATCGAAGCGTCCTTCCGGCGCGATACCGGCGGTGATAAGCGCGAGCAGACCCGTACGGAGTCCGGCCTTGCCGAGTGGGCGCGTAGCGCTCGGGTTGGGGACGGATATGATCTTGCTCCCGTTCTCGGTGCTGAGCGTCGGGCGATGGCTCGGGTCACTAACGCCGAGCAGCGCGCGATGTCCGCCACCGGCGGTGTCGGAGCCGATGGCGTTTACGGCCAGCTCTGGGAGTACGCGGTCGCCGGATCGCAGATTCTCCAGGCGGGCGTGGACATCATCAACACCAGTGACGGCAATTCGCTGCCGCTGCCGCGCGCGACTGTCCACTCGACCACGAGTGATACGCCGGTCGCTGCCAATGCCTTGATCGGCACTAGCGACGCGACGCTGGGCACCGTGGCGCTGGACGTGGCCAAGTACGGTTACCTGACTCTCGTCCCGTCCGAGCTTGTTCAGGACGTGACGTTTGATCTTGAGGGCTACATCGCCCGGAACGCTGGTCGCGAGCTTGGTCGCCGTCTCTCCGAGGTGGCCTCTACGGCTGCTGTGGCGGGGTTCACCACCGTAGGCGTGACCGGCCCGGTCGGTACGGCTACCGGCTTCGGCAACCAGGCTGATGTCGGCGAGGGCTCTGACCTCTTGATCGACTTGTTCCACTCGGTACTGCCGGAGTATCGGACCACAGCCGCCTGGCTGATGGCCGACCCGACGGCTGCCGCAGTGCGCAAGCTGAAGGGTACCGATGGCACTCAGGTCTGGGAGCGCGCACTGACCGTGGGCAACCCCGGAACGATTGACGGAAAGGCCGTCTACATCGATTCCAACCTGCCGTCGCCTGCTGCTAGCGCGAAGACGATCTTCTTCGGTGACTGGTCCGCGCTGAAGGTCCGGATCGCTGGCGGGCTGCGCTTCGAGCGGTCCAATGAGTACGCGTTCGGCAATGATCAAATCGCCTTCCGGGCGATCGTTCGTTGTGGCGCGGTCGCGATCGATCCTAACGCGGTCAAGTACTTCGCTCACGGCCCCAGCTGATCTTGATCTTGACGGAGCCTCCGGGGGGACACACCCCGGAGGCTCCGTCAGTTTCAACCCCCAACGAAAGGATCCGGAAAATGTGGGTCAGAATCTATGACGCAGGTAATGTCGTTCGGTATCTGAATGTGATGCATGCGGATAAGATCGAATCGCTCAGCGCAGATGGCATTACTTGGTACCCGACTGCCACCCTCATTGATCAAGTTATTCGGCTGTCCGGATCATTCGCTAACAAAGCGGAGTGCGATACAGCCGTAACGGGCTTTGTGACCCAGCTCGGTATCGGAGAATTCTAATGAGGGTACGCATCAAGCAGCGGATTACGGGTCTGATCAACGGCCAGGCTTGGCCTGATCCGGGCGAGACGATGGACCTGCCGGATGGCGTCGCGGAAGGTATGGCGACGGCTGGGCATGTCGAGTTGATCACCGAGGATGAAGAGACCGCCGTCATGCCGGGTGATCAAGTAGAGACCGCCGTCCCCGTAAAGCGTGGACCCGGCCGGCCAAGGAAGTACCCGCGACCGTGACGAATAGCCTGGTCAGCCCGGATGATCTTGCTCCGTTCCCCGGAGCGCCATTCAGTGACGAGGTGACCGACGCTGCGGCTGCCGCTGTCCGGGTGGCCTGTGATTGGCATATCGCGCCGTCGCTGACGGAAACGATCACCGTTGAGTCCACGCACGGCCGGTATTTGATCTTGCCGACGCTGAACCTGACCGAAATCGTGTCGATCTACGACGTGACCGATCCCGCCCTGCCGCTCGTGATCACTGGCTACCGGACCGCCCCCACCGCGCAGTTCAAGGCGGGAATGGTTGATCTTGGTGCTCGGTGGCCGCGGGGATTCATTGAGGTGACGATCACCCACGGTTACGAGCTCTGCCCGCCGGATCTACTGCCAGCTATCGCAGAGGTGGCGCGCTCCGCCCGGACGACGGCCGAACTAAGCCAGGTCTCCGCCGATGGCGTGTCCCGCACGATCAGCGGCCGGGTCTCGCACGACTCCTCATCCGCCATCGCTCGGTACACGATCTTTCAGGTCTGATCATGACGCTCGGTAACGATGTCTGGGCGGCACTGCCCGAGCTACAGATGTACTCGAGTTCGCTCATGCGGGACTTGATCAGGATCGATGAGCTTGGGGAGCCGGTGTTCAACCCCGCAACGGGAGCGAGCACACGGCCGGTCACGCTGATCTACCAAGGTCCCGGCCGAGTGCAGAACTCCATGGCGCCCGAGCCTGTTGATCTTGCCGCTGACGCAGTGATCATCCAACGCTTTGACTGCTCGATCCCGCTCACGGTCGAGGGGCTCAAGGTCGGCCACCGCGTGACAGTGATCGACTCCGCTGATGATCGACAGGACTCGGACTTGATCGGCGTCCCCCTGATCGTCCGCTCCATCGGTCACGGCACCTGGACGACGTCGCGCCGGTTCACCGCGACCGAGCAGCAACAGGAGGCGGGATGACCACTCCGGGATTCAAGATCGATAACTCCGAGGTCCTGGATCTGGCCAAGGGCTTCGATCGGGCCGGCGGTCGCGTCGGTCGGGAGGTCGCTGCCCTCGTCCGCAAGACGACGACTGCTGTGGAGAAGTCCGCTACCCGGAACGCGCCCGTCGGCGAGACCGGCGATCTTCGACGCGAGATCAAGCAGACGATCACCGGCGATGGTCGCAACTCGGAGATCACTGGGAATGTCTTCTCTGACGTGCCTTACGCGCGATTCGTGGAGGAGGGAACCTCCCGCAACCGACCGCAACCGTGGCTAGGCCCTGCTGTGAACGAGCATGAGGACGCGTTCAACGCTGCGGTTGAGAAGATCGTTTCCGGAGCCCTCGATGAGTGACGTACTCCTGGCGCCGCCCTTGATCATCGCGCAGCTAGAGACGATCAACAACCTGACCGTGTTCGACGCGAAGGTCGGCACGGTCCTCAAGGACAACGGGGTTACCCGGCCGTACGCGGTGCTGTACATGTACCCCGGAAATCTCCGTCGTCTGCGCTATGTCGATCACTCGGGCCAAGCTCGGGTGATGTTCCAGGTGACATGCGCGGCGGGAACGGTGGCCGGCTGCCGCTGGGCGACTGATCAAGTCGTGGACGTTCTGACTGATCATCGGCTGCCAGGGAGTCCGGCGATTGCACCGATCACGATGGTTTCGGAGATCAGCCGCGAGGTTGAAGACAGAGATGATCTTGGTGACATTCGGTGGTTCTCAACTCCCCTTTTCTCTTTGACAATGAATCGGAGCTAAGCATGGCTAGGAAGTTCGTCCGCGTTAAGGACAAGGACACCGGGAATCACTTCACCGTCCCCGATAACTCGCGACTGCTCACGCGGGAGGGTGATCGGTTCGAGGTTGTTGATCTTCCCGCACTGGATAAGTCCGGGCGTCCGCGCGGCCCCAAGTACCCCCCGCAGAAAGCCGCGGGACCGGCCACCGAGGCCAATACACCTGAGGCCAAGAAGGAGGCCAAAACGTCATGACCATTTCGTTTCCGGAGGGTATCTCCGCGCTAGGTAATGGTGCCTTGTGGTACCTGCCCGCCATCGTCAACAAGGCAGCGCCCAAGCTGGCGGAGTTCACGGCAGGACTCAATATCTCCTGCGCGATCAACGGGTTTGCCCCGACTGGTGATCAAGGTTCCGCGCCCGTCGTTCGGTACTGCTCGACCACCACATTTGAGGCGCCCGGTCGCGCGACCATGACCGGTCCGTCGATCGAATTCGTCTATGACCCGCAGGAGCCCGCTTCGGCGGAATACGAGTGGTACACGGAGATCACCGAGGGCGTGACCGGATTCCTGGCCAATCGGCTCGGAATGCCGTACGACTCGGCGCTGGCCGCGACTCAGATTGTCAACGTATTTCCGATCACTGCCGGGCTCCGTATTCCGGTGCCGGTCGATCCGACCGCTGATGGCCAGGAACTCCGCTACAACCAGCGATTCTTCATCACGGGCGCTATCGCCTGGGACGCGGTTGTCGCGGCTGCGTAGTCAAGATCAACAGGGGGCGCTCGTCTGTTGGGGTCGGGCGCTCCCTGGTCACTCTCCCACCCCAACGCAACCCCAACAAGGAGAAATCTAGATGGCCAACGAACGCACTGCCTCACTCCGCGCGCTGATCCAAGATCGAAAGAGCAAGGACATCCGGCGGACTTACACGCATACGTTCTGCCTGCAACCTGATCTTGTGCTTGAGTACCGAGAGATTGAGTCTGACGTCTCCGACCTTGAGCGCGAGCTGCGACGGTTGACGCCCGATGATCAGGAGAAGCCGAACAACACTCGGATGGTCGACGGGCCACGGTTGAAACTCGAGAAGTCGATCAAGGATCGCAAGACGGACCTGGCCGCCAAGCAGGCAGAGATTGAAGCCGTGGCGATCAAGGTTCGGTTCAAGACGACGAAGTCCGGCCGGTTCGCTGAGATGAACGCGGACTGGGAGAAGCGGGAGTCGAAGGCTCAAGATCGCTTCAAGGAGACGTTGCTTGAGACATACGATCAGTTCGTTGATCCGGAGGACATGACCAAGGAGGATTTCGTCCGCCTCCTCGATGTGTTCGATGAGGGTGAATACTACGCGGCGGCCGGCGAAATCACGACCTTGATCAACCACACGGTGAACGTCCCAAAATTCGTGAAGCCGTCTGGGAGTCGGCGGAAGTAAGGCGCGATCTTGAAATCTCCCTCCGGCTCGGGATCCCCCCGTCCCGCTATTTCGCGGAGTGGTCGGATATCGAGCAGGAAGCGATCAACCAGCTTTTGAACTGGCAAGCCGATCTTCACACATGCGGATTCCACCTCTCGGAGACGTTAGATAAGAAGCCTTCCGACTTCATCGGCGTATTCCAGGTCTGCCCTGCCTGCTCGGCGCTACAGCGCGCTCAGGAGGCTCAGGAGAAGAAGGACGAGCCCGATCGTAAGGCCAAGCGGTTCGTGGCGTCAGCGGCGCGCTTATGGCGCACCCTGACCCGTTCCGAGGCCGAGGCCGCAGCCAAATCCCAGCAACAGCAGCGCAAGAAGAAATCCTAGGAGGTGTGACCCGTGGCCGAGCGCACCATTAAGGCGATCATCACTGCAACGGCTACGGGCTTGATCAGTGAGATGAAGCGCGCCTCTTCCGCGGTCAATCAATTCGGAAAGGACCTCGGCGGTCAGCAAGCCAGCATCGACCACATCGCTAATGGCATGCTCGGGCTCGGAGTCGCAGCAGCGGCCGGATTGGCGGGAGCTGCAAAGGCTGCGATCGATTGGGAATCGGCCTGGGCGGGTGTCTCGAAAACTGTTGATGCGTCGGCTGCCGATCTTGGAAAGCTTGAGGGCGAGCTGCGTCAGATGGCGCGGACGCTTCCGGCTAGCCATACCGAGATTGCCGCCGTCGCGGAGGCTGCCGGGCAGCTAGGCGTCAAGACGGAGGACATCTCCGCGTTCACCAAGACCATGATCGACTTGGGAGAGACGACTAACCTCTCGGCCGACGAAGCCGCGACCTCGCTGGCGCAGTTCATGAACGTCATGGGGACCGCGCCGGATAAGGTCGATGAGCTAGGTTCCACGATCGTCGCGCTCGGCAACTCCGGAGCCTCCACCGAAAAGCAGATTGTTGAGATGGCCCAGCGGATCGCGGGCGCCGGTAATCAGGTCGGCCTGACCGAGCAGCAAGTCCTTGCGTTCTCCAGCTCACTGGCTTCTGTCGGTATCGACGCCGAGGCCGGCGGCACCGCGATCAGCACTAGCTTCCTCAAGATCGATCAGGCCGTCCGTGGTGGCGGGCGCGAGCTGCAAGTCCTGGCCGATACGGCGGGGATCACGGCTGACGAATTCTCGCACGCCTTCGAAGAGGACGCCGCGGGCGCGATGGAGCAATTCATCCTTGGGCTCGGCAGGGCTCAGGAATCCGGCGCGGACACTACGGCGATCTTGAAGGAACTCGGCATTACCGGGATCCGCGAAAGTGACGCACTCCGACGCCTAGCCGGCTCCGGCGATCTTCTGACGAAGTCGCTTGCCGACGCCAATGTCGCGTGGTCGGAGAACAGCGCACTAGCCGACGAGGCTGCGAAGCGCTACGCGACCACTGAGGCTCAGGTCACGATCGCATGGAATAACATCCAGGACGCCGCGATCGAGGCCGGCTCTATCCTCCTGCCAGTGATCGCGGACATGGCTGCATCGCTCTCCGAGCTGACGCAGTGGTTCGGCGGACTTCCTAAGCCGGTAAAGGATGCAGCCGTAGCGATCGCCGCGATCGTCGCCGCTATGGGCTTGGTCGGCGGTGGCGTGCTCAAGGCCGTAAGCGGAATCTCCCAACTGACCTCCTCGATCGGCGCGCTCCGCAGCGAGGGCGGCAAGGCCGGCCCGGTGATCGGCAAGTTCGCCAAGGGCCTGGGCATCCTCGGTGGTGCGTTGATCGCTGCCCAGCTTGCGGGAACGCTGGCCAAGGCCACGGGCGCGATGAACGAATTCACGCCGAGCATTGAGAAGGCTGCGGACGCGCTGATCAAGGCCGGGACTGCCACGGACGGCAGGGGTCTGGACGAGTTGTTCACGTTCGCCGAGGGTGGCGCGGGTGGTCCTCCGACGAATCAGATTCTCGGCCTGGCCGACGCGATGAAGCGGGTCACGGAGAACAACGCGGGCGATGCCTTCCAGGGCTTTGTGGCGAACCTGTTCCAGGGGACCACGATCGTTCAGGATGCGGCCAAGTCCTTCGGTGAGCTTGATCGTCAACTCGGGCAGATGTCGTTTGATGAGGCGTCCAAGTCTTTCGACTTGATCAGGCAAAAGGCTGTTGATCAAGGTATCTCGATGGATCAGCTAACGAAGCTGTTCCCGGAGTACGCGGAGAGCGTCCGCCAGGCGGGAGTCGAGCAGAAGCACACCTACACGTCTGCGGACGAACTAGCCGACGCGATGGCGGGCAAGCTCCCGGCCGGTATCGAGAAGACGACTAAGAAGATCGATGAGCAGAAAACCTCTTCCCTTAAAGGGATTGACGCCAGCATCGGCCTGAAGTCCGCGACGTTCAACCTCGAATCGGCGCAGGCCAAGCTGAGCGAAGAGACCGGCAAGATGATCGACAAGCTCGGCAGCTATATCGATCTCGCTTTCGATGCCGAGGATGCGACGATCACTTATGAGGCGTCGATCGATGATCTTGCTGAGGTCACCAAGGAGGCGGCCAAGGCGGGCGACAAACACGCTAAGTCGCTGGACGCGGATACGGAATCCGGGCGCAAGAATCGCACCGCAGTACTCGACGCGCTTAAGGCCCTGAACGGCAAGACGGAAGCCGTGTTCAAGGATGAGGTCGCGACGATCGGCCTGGACAAGGCGACCAAGAACGCGTCGAAGGCTTTGAAACTAGGCAAAGAGGACATCCGCAAAGCGGGCGAAGCTGCCGGTCTCTCGAAACAAGAGATTGACGAGATGATCGACAAGATGGTCGAGACTCCGGAGGAGATGGCCACGGAGTTCACCACCCCCGGTATGCGCGACGCCCAGGAGAAGATCAAGAACCTCGAGCAGCGGATCAAAGACCTTGAAGGTAAGGGAGTCTCGGTCACTACTGATTTCCGCGTGACCGGAACCGTCGTGGACTTCGATACCGGCAAGACGAACAAGATCGGCAATAAGCGCGTCAACATGGACGGCAGCTGGTCCGAGGGTGGTTACACCGGGCCGGGTGGCATGTTCGAGGATGCTGGTCGCGTCCACAAGGGCGAGGTCGTATTTGATCAAGGTGCAGTCGCCGCCGCGGGTGGCCCGATGGCTCTTGATCATTTCCGTGTTGATCTTCGGTCCGGCCGAGCGGCGCTGCCCGATGGGTACGCCTATGGCGGGATCGTCGGAGACCCCCGCCGGCCCGACACTCTCGCCGGCCGTCCGCAATCACTAGCCGGCCGGCGCTCTACTCTCGGCGGGAGGCCAACCGAGGAGGAGGAGATCTCCGTCCACGGGATGACGCTCGGTGGCCGGGTCAACGCTCAGGGTCATATCGATAACTACGCGAATGCCGCGGCGATCTACGGCGAGCGGATCATGACCGCAGCGGCCAAGGCGTACGCCAAGAAGGCGGAGGAGGCTCTATCCGGTGACGGCGGTGTCTACGGGAACTTCGCCAAGATCGCCGTAGGGAATCCGCGCGGTCTGACGAACTATCGCGGCGGAACCTTTACGAACCTGTTCGCCGCGAACCTCCAGCGCGCGGAGAAAGCGGCCGGGCAGAACATCCGCGTGACACAAGGCGGCTGGCGGCCGGCGACTTCCTACTCCGGAACCTCGCACGCTGGCGACGCAATCGATCTTCAAGTTTCGTCCGTCCTGATCCGAGCTCTGCGGCAGGTCGGGATCGCTGCATGGGACCGGACCGGAAAGGGACCGTGGATGCCCCACACGCACGCGATCCCGCTGCCCGGCGCCGGATACCCCGGAGGCTCCGCAGTGTGGCAGGGACAGGACTACAAGCGCGGAGGGGACGGCCTAGGGCTCGGCGGAATGGTGCGCGGGTACTCGCCGAATAGTCGGTCCGACAACATCGCGATCCGGGCGACCGCTGGTGAGTTTATGCAGCCGGTTGACTCCGTCAATTACTACGGGACGGCCTTCATGGAATCTGTCCGCAAGAAGCAATTCCCGCGCCAGGTGATCGCCCATCAGTTCGCGCCGAATCTTGCCTCTGCGAGCTTGGGACCGTGGGCCGGCCAGCAAGGGGAGTCTCCGAGTGTCGCGATCAACATGAACGGCAATTACGGATGGGACCCCGACCGGATCGCGCGCAAGGCTGCTGATCGTCTGAATGACGCGATGATAAAGGTCGGCATGACGGCGGCAATGCCGTGACGGTGATCAACTTCGACCCGGCAGTCTTCGGCGTCCCGAAGCCGGTACCCCAGCCACCGCCGGTCAAGTGGGCCTCTGGCGATCACACGTGGACAGTCGGAACTCGATCTTGGGATATCTCCGGCGGCACGGAGGGAATCGTCCTGACCGCCGGAGTGCGCGGTCTGGGGATGCCGGAGTTCACCCGGTACAAGGACGAATCACCCGCGGTCTCGGGATCGACGTATCGCGGATACATCGCCGTAGAGCGCGAAGTGATGTGGCCGCTGTGGGTGTTCAACAATGAGTCGTCCAACGAATGGCTCAAGACTGATCGCGCTTTCTGGGCGAGCCTGCATCCGGACCGCACGGGAGTGTGGACGTACGTCTCCCGAGACGGCATCACAAGATCGCTAACGTGCCGCTTCGCCAATGACGGCGGCAAGGCATGGGATTTCGATCCCGGCCTGTTCGGGTGGCAGGACTATCAGCTCTATCTCGTCGCGGAGGACCCCTTCTGGCGCGGTCCCCGGATCACCAAGTTGTTCGGTGGCGGAGTTGTCGCAACACCGTTCTTCGGGCCGGTCCTGACACCGGGCGGGCCGCCGTTCTTTATCGCGCAGCAATTCCAGCTCGCGAACGGGCGAGTCTCCAATCCGGGCGATGAGCCGGCCTGGCCCAAGTGGACGCTCTACGGTCCGTTCACCGAGGCGGCAGTCGGGATCGGCGGGAAGTCGATCGAGGTCCCCTTTGAAGTGGAAGCTGACGAGTGGGTTTACATCGATACTGATCCGACTGTCCGCAAGGCCATGCTCGGAACGGGAACACCTTCGTCCAATACCGGCGTTGATCGTTTCAGTGATCTCGGCCTGGTCAACTGGGCGGAGATTCCTCCCGGTGCTGATCTTGCTCTGGACATGGAGATGACCGGCACCGGCTCTATCCGGATCGAGATCGACCCGGCCTATCATCGGGCTTACTGATGGCGACCATCCCGCCATTCCAGATTGAGATCTTCGATAAGGCGTTCATCCGCCGAGGTGTGATCGGTGACCCGATACGAGTGGCCAGCACCCCGCGCCACAACATGGTCGAGGGCCTGGATATCACGGTCGCATCCAACCACGTACGCATTGATCAACTTCTGACCAAGGGTGCACGGCTCGTCTGCTATTACCGGGGTGAGCAAATCTTCTCCGGCCCCGTCCGAACGATCAGCGGCGTCGGTCCCTGGATGGCCGGTTACGTCACGATCACCTGTGAGTCTGATAAGCGGCTGCTCTGGCGGATGCTCGGGTATCCCGTACCGGGCGCCGCCCTGACCGGCCAGAGCGCGACCGAGGATAAGCGCACGGGCGCTGCGGAGACTGTCCTCAAAGGATACGTCACCGCCAACCTCGCGGGCCCGTCACGGTGGCCAGCACATCAGTTGATCACGGTCGCTACCGATCTTGCCCGTGGCGACACGATCACTGCCGCTATCGGGATGCAGCCGCTGGCCGATGTCCTCGTGCCACTGATCGATCAAGCGGGGATCGGCTTCACGGTCAAGCAGCTACCTGGCAACGGCGCGGGATTGGAGCTCGACGTTTACGAGCCGACAATCTACCCGCGGCCACTGTCGGAGGATGGCCGGACAGTCCTGTCCTGGCAGTGGACACGATCAGCGCCGACCGCCACCCGAGCGATCATCGGCGGGCCCGAGGATGACGTTACGCATCTGCGCCCGTGGACGCGTTATATCGATTCGGTCGAGACGGCCTACTCCGACGTGATCGAGATCATGCATGACGCGGGCTCGGAGGACATCGCGGCTGATCGTCTTGCCGCCGGGACCACCGCAGTTAAGGAGGCCGGGGAGAAAAACGGCTTCTCCGTAGAGCTTGCGGAGACGGCGAGCTTCGCCTACGGCGGTGTCGGCGGAGTCCATGTCGGCGATCAGATCACGGTCGATATCGGTGGCCAGACGATCACTGACATCCTCCGCGAAGCCGTCATCAATTGGGACCGCGATAACGGATTCAAGGCCACGCCAACTGTGGGTGAGCGGGCCACACCGGATACCCAACTCGCCGGATTCATTACCAAGATCGCCCGCTCGCTACGGGCCTTGAAAGCGCGATAGGAGAACGATGGCGATCGAGTCATGGGGTTACTTCAATGAAGTCACCCCCGGAGAGCAGTGGAGCCTTTCGGCTGCCTACGCGACGGGCAGCCGGTTTTGGGTTTACAACCAGGATGCGGTGCGGGTTACGCCCCTGATCGGAGGCACTCGAGAAGTCAATATCAGTGCTGGCGAGTTCGGCTGCTTCGGTATCTACAACAACAGCGATGCCGTCGCCACCGTGCAGCTCGGAGTGCCGGGCTCGGGTACGCAATGGTGGCTGGTCGTTGCCAAGCACACATGGGCGGACGGCGCCTCGGCCACGACATTCGAGGCGCTTCACTGCGGCTCGGTGGCGCAGCTTCCGGCGGGGATGGACGTCGACCCCGGTGCTGTGGTGACACAACCGCTCGCGTACGTGCCGATCGCTGTCGGGCAGACGAACCCCGGAACACCTATCGACATGCGCGCGATGGGGACCGGCAAGGACGATGTCTTGATCAACAGCGAGTATGCCCTTGCGTACTTGGCTTACGCGGGGATGCGCTGCCGGTTCGGCAAGACCGAATACTCCCGGACCCTGAACGCAGCCGGTACCGCTCACGAGTGGTTGATCACCAAGAGCCCGTACGGCCGCGACGCGATCGCCGCAGCGTCCGCGTCGTGGGGTACGTCATCCTCCGGCTGGACGACTGCTGACCTGAATTCGCGGATGATCAGAGACGGCAACACCGTCCACCTGAACCTGCGAATTCGCAGGTCAGCAGGGAACCTGAATGTCGCAGCCGACGGCGGAATCGGTGATGCGCCCATGATCACCACGACGACCGAATGGCGGCCGACGAACACGATCTATACCGGCGCGACCTACATCGGCCCGGGCGGCGGCAATTACCTCGGGCTCGCTGCGTGGGGGGATAACGGCGTCATCTCCTTTCAGGCGGGTACACCGAATATCGATCTCGCTCAGGTCCCGGCCGGCTCGTGGTCCCTGTCCTGCACTTTCACTCACGTTCAGACGGGAGCCTAAAGCATGGCGATCTTCGGACCGTTCATCGCACTCGACCCAACGCAAGACCCACTACTGGCCAAGGCTGCGGCCGGTAAGGCGTACGCCACCGACGATCCTGATCTTGTAACGCCGCTGACGATGACGGACCTCTCCGGTCTGCCGATCACTGACGCAGTGTCGGACGCGAACGGACTCGTTCAGTCATTCCAGGTAACCGGCGAAACGGAAGTCGTCTGGGTGTCCGGTGGCTACCGGGTACCGGCGCGGTCGTACGGTGGAGTTCTTGATCTTGCCACCGCGGCAGCGACCAATGCGGATAGCTCGGCTCAGTCGGCCAATGCAGCAGCCGCGTCCGCAGCGGAGAATCGCGTCCCCCCCGGTGG